CTACACGAACGGCTGAGCATGGCCACAACTGACGAGGAGGTGAAGGGCGCGTTTTTGCCCCCCTTTCGGCGACAGTTTGCGGGCTACCCGTGAAGGGATCGACGGCACGCGGGATCCGAGTGGCGACGCCAAAGATCGCGCAGAGCGGCGGCTATACAAATTGTTGCGCACGCGGCTGGGCGAGCAACTCGACGAGGTGATGCGGCTATTGGGTGACCCGCCCGACCTGAGCAAACTGGATGCCGCGTTCTGGGCGAGCGCACAGGGGCGAATGATCGCCGACCTGCGGCCACAACTAGAGCGCATGGCACAGGAATCAATCGCTACAACATCGGCGACGGTGCCGATCCTGTGGGATGAGCCGGTAATCGCCACAGAGGCAGTTGGCTGGGCACGGATTCACGCAGGCGAATTGATTGAGGATCTGACTCGCCATACGCGCGACTTACTACAGCGTGTGATATCCGAATTCATTGAGACGCCAGGCATGACCGTTGGCGATTTGCGACGCGAATTGGAGCCAGCGTTTGGGGCGGTGAGAGCGGAACGAATTGCGACGACAGAGGTGACGCGCGCGTTCGCAGAGGGAACGCAAATCATACAGCAGCAATTGGCGGCTGGCGGTGTACAGATGGAGCAGATATGGCACACGTCGATGGATGATAAAGTTTGCGATCTTTGCGGACCATTAGATGGTCAGCCAGAGAGTCTATGGCCGGAGAAATCGCCTGGCACTGATGGGCCACCACCGCGTCACGTGAACTGTCGATGCTGGACGACGCTGAGGAGCACATGAACGCTAATATCGAGGTCAAAGGGCTGGAGAAACTACAGCGCAAGTTGGGGCAGGGTGCGCGGCCGATTATCAGAACGATCCTGCTCGGTGTTGCAGAGGAAATTAAGGGCAGGATCGCGGAATACCCCGGACCGGTCGTCTACCCGATTCGCTGGGCGAGCGAGAGTCAGCGCCGCGCCTATTTCGCCAAACGACGCGGCATGGGGCCCTACGTGCGGCAGACCGATTCATTCAGCGAACGGTTGGGGCCCTCATGGGCTACTCGTGCTATAGTGGGGACGCGCGTGAGCTATGCGCCATGGGTGCAGAGTGCAGAGGCGCAGCAGCCAATGCACGCGGCTACGGGTTGGAAAACGGACGAGGAGGCAGTAGAGGAGGTAGAGCAGAGCGGGGCAGTGGAGCGCATATTCAGTCAGGCAGTGAGCAAATGGTAGAGGAGGAAGGGCGTGCGCATTTATATCGTCGCGGCGAGCGACGCAGAGCAGGATGAGGAACGGCGACTGCGCTGGGGTGATCATTGGTTCAAGGAGAGTTTGGGAATAGCGTTCAAAGACCTAGGCCACGAGGTCGTCACAGATGTTACGCAGGCTCAGGCGGTCATCAATTGCCATGGCATGAGCATCGAGCGGCTGCCCGAATGGACCTACAACGTGTTATGGATCATTGGCCACCCAGATGCAGTGACCGTAGACGAGTGCAATCAGTACGATGCAGTATTCAGCGAGTCACAGAAATTCGCGACGCATTTGCGAGAGCAGGGTATAGACGCGCGATGGCTACCAGGCGCGAGCGATTTCGTGCCCATGGATCTGCTCAAAACGCACGACAAAGTATTCGTTGGTAATGTGCGGGGCGCAGGTCATCCAGGCAAACACTCGAGACCCTGCATTGACGCGCTAGGGGGTAATTACGATGGTCTAGAAGTTTGGGGAGAGGGTTGGGATTGGCTGCCCGAAGGCGTATGGCAGGGGCTCTACTATCCGTATGAGGAGCTAAACGAACTATACGCCAGCAGCGAGACGGTCCTCAACGACGTGCATGAGGACATGGCGCGCTGGGGGATGCACAATCCACGCTACTACGACATCTTGGCCGTGGCGGGCAGACGAGTACCAACGTTCCGCGATTGCGCCGAGCGAATCATGCGGAGGGCATACGTCCTCCGTGGCCTCGACTTAGGCTGTGGCGCACGCAAACGGCCCGGACTAACGGGCGTGGACCGCGTAGGTGGCGAGGACATCATCGTATGGGACCTAGAATCGTGGTTACCGGGCGATATAGGGCCGCAGGACGTCATCGTAGCAGACAACATCCTAGAGCACATTAACAATGTAATACCGCTCGTGAATCATTGCCACGACGCGCTCATGCCCGCTGGTCGTATGCACGTGCGCGTACCCTCGGCCACCACGGCGGCGGCATTCCAGGACCCGACACATGTGCGGTATTTCGTGCCCGAGACATTTGACTATTTCGATGTCAGCCACAATCGCTGGCAGGAATACGGGCGGACTTATGGCATCAAACCCTGGCGCATCATGCGGCGCACAATGGACGGCGTGATGATCGAGGTGCTGATGAGACCGGCGGAGGAGGGGGAATAATGTTTCTGACGTACGCCGAGATTCGAGCAGAAGATACGTGGTTGGATGATCCAGAGCGATTTTGTTGCGACATGAATTGCGACAAGTCGGCGCAATGGTGCATCTTGTGGCAAGAGAAGAATGTGGCAGCCTGTGACGCACGTATAGATTCTTGCACGGAGCATCTTGGGAAGATGTTAGAGGACCTAGGATGGGATGCATATCTTGTTTATCGTCTACTGGATAGCGATCGTCGTCTCGATAGGGGCGACGCATGAACATCCTCATGTCGTTTCTCTACAGCCCGCCCACGACCGCCTGCTACTACGCCAAAGCATTTCGCGCGCTGGGCCACGACGTGCGCACTTGTGGGCCGTCGCGAGACCTGTCGGGCTATCGCGAGGACCAGCGATACCGGCTGACGGGACCGCACATGCGTCTACCCTATGAGGATGGCTGGGAACCGGACCTGTTGGTCTACATCGAGGCAGGGGACAGCTGGTGGCCTGGGCCGCCGACTCCGAGCGACATTCCGAGTGTAGCCTATTTCATCGACTCGCACTCGCGGCTCAAGGAACACCTGGCGCGAGCGCCGTATTTCGATCACGTGTTCTACGCGCACAAGCAGTTCGCGGACGCATTCGGGCCGAATGCGCATTGGCTACCGGTGGCTTGTGACCCAGACGTACACACACCGACGTATTGGCCCGATGAGCCTGAATACGATGTGGCGTTTGTGGGCAACGTCTATCCCGGGGTGGCGCTCTACGAGCCGCGACGCGAGGCGCTGCAGATGCTGGCGGGGCGATATAAATGTCAGTTTGTGAGCGACGTCTATTTCGAGGATATGGCGAACGTCTACGCTAACGCGCGGATAGTGTTCAACCGTAGTGCGCACGGCGACCTGAACATGCGCGTGTTTGAAGCCATGTGTAGCGGGCGGCCATTGCTGACGGACGCTATACCGGACAGTGGCATATTGGACATGTTCGAGCCTTACGGGCATTTGATGTTTTACGACGATATCGATGATCTGAGGTTCGCGGCAGCGACGCTTATCAATGGCCCAAGCACCGCTCGACGTATCGGAGAGGCGGGACGCGCGGCGGTACTGGCCGAACACACCTACATCCACCGCGCGCAGCAGATGTTAGCGGCGGTGGGGCTATGAAGCGCGCTCTGGTCTGTGGTGCGGGCGGGTTTATCGGCGGACATCTGATAGAGCGGCTGAAATCTGAGGGCTACTGGGTACGCGGTGTGGATATAGCCGCACCAGAGTTTCGCGCGTCGGCAGCAGACGAATTCCTATACCTGGACCTGCGTGACTACATGGAGGCTCTACGGGCGGTGTGCGGTGAATTCGACGAGGTGTATCAACTGGCCGCCGATATGGGGGGCATGGGCTATATCTCAACCGCCGAATGCCAGATCATGCGCAACAATGCGCTCATCAACAGCAATATGATTCACGTGACGGCACAGGCGGACATACCGCGCTACTTCTTCTCTTCGAGTGTCTGTGTCTACCGCGACATGGCGATCGGGGAGCCATCGCTCGACGAGGACGGCGCATATCCCGCACAGCCGCACAACGAGTATGGCTGGGAGAAACTGTACGCTGAGCGCATGGCCATGGCCTACGGGCGACGATATGGCATAGATGTGCGCATAGCGCGGTTTCAGAACACCTACGGGCCCTACGGCACATGGCAGGGCGGGCGCGAGAAAGCGCCAGCAGCTATATGCCGCAAAGTGGCGCAGGCGGAGGACGGTGGCGAAATCGAGGTGTGGGGCGACGGCACGGCGGTGCGCTCATATACCTACGTGAGCGACCTGATTGACGGCATACGGCATCTCATGGAGAGTGATCTACAGGGGCCGTGCAATATCGGATCACATGAGTACGTGACCGTAGACGTGTTAGCGCGAACGGTGATAGAAGAGTCTGGGAAAAGTCTGACAATTAGGCATGTGCCGGGGCCGGTCGGGGTACAGTCGCGCAATTTCTCACACGAACGCATTCACTCTACCGGTTGGTATCCGCAATGGCCTCTACAGTGGGGGATACACATAACCTATCCGTGGATTGCTGAGCAAGTGAGGAGGAGAGGACATGACTGTTAAGGAGCTACTATCTGAGATATGGGCGTTACTGCAGGAGTGGTGGGGGTGGAAGAGACGCCATCGACACCAGTGGCGTCAGAGACGCCAGCAGCCGTGGGAATTGCCGCTGGCGCGACTATCGCGGCGCATAGACGAACTGGAATCGCTGAGAACACAGGTCTCTCGTTTGGAGGGAGAACAGGTCTTCGTGCGCAAATTGGTGTCTGACAGGGAGCTCATAGACCGAGAGGGGTTAACGGATTTGAGCGAGGGGCAGACGCCAGAGCAAACGAGGAGGGGAGAATGTCTGAGGCACTGACTTTTGAGGAGGCATATCCTGTCGAATGGAAGCGCGAGAAGATCCAACGGTTGTTTGCAGAATTGGAACGTAGAGGATGGACGTGCGAGCCAGCGATAGCAGATCAAGACGATATAACGCGGACGCTTCTGGCCGGTGGCCATCCGAAGAACATATCGCCTGTCGCCATCTCGCGTGAAGTCGATGGATGTAGGCGGCGCGTGTTCTATCGGCTCGACACCAATAGTTTGCTCAAAGAGGATGATGCGCTTGCCGAGATGACACATAAAGACTGTTTGGCATATTGCCGCATTCTGGACTACGAGATCAAATGCCCATGCGGTGTCTATGTGAGAGTGCCGAAACACGAGGGACCGGATCGCCCGCCAGAGGTTTACTGCCCGTGTTGTGGTTACGCAGTATCGCACTATTGGACGGGGAACAGCAGGGAGGGCGAATGAGGATATTCGCCGCATTCCGCCATTTCAATTGGGAGGAGCACAACCTGACACCCGCCCTCCAAACATTCGGCGACGTAGTGCGCTACGACTGGCACCCGCCATATGACCAGTACGATCCTGGCTGGCATTACGGCCTCAAGGGCGCCATGAATCGCGAGATGTTGCAGCGCGTGGACGCCGCACACAAACAGGCGCCGCTGGACGTATTCTATGGCTACCTGTGCGGGCGGCTGGTGCATCGTGGCTACGTCGAGGCGTTGCGGCTCATGGGCATTCCGACGCTCAACATGACCCTGGACGATAAGACTCATAGGTACAGCAGCCTGGAGCCGACCGGTTTCGCCGGCATGGTGGACATAGCGAGTGCGTTTGACCTGTGTTGGACGAGCGACCCGACCGCTGTGGCCTGGTACGAGGAGCACGGCGCGCGGGCGATATATCTGCCCGCTGGGGCGAATCCCGACGTGTTCAAGCCGGTGGAATGCGAGCGCGATATCGACGTGCTGTTCGTGGGCAAAAAGTATGGACGGCGCGAGTCGATTATCTGGCACCTGGAGCAGGCAGGGATCAATGTGCAGGCATATGGCCAGGGCTGGGAGCGCGGGCCAGTGCCGACGAGCATGATGGTAGAGCTGATGAGCCGCGCTAAGATAACATTGGGTATCGGCGAGGCGGGGAATACTGTATCGCTGAAAGGACGCGATTTCGAGGCACCCATGTGTGGCGCGTTCTACCTAACACAGTATAACCCAGAATTATTGGAGCATTACCGTATCGGATGCGGGGGGTTTACGCCCGGGCACATCGACACATGGGAGAATACCACAGACCTGATTGACAAGTGCCGCTACTATCTCGCCCACCCGGAGGACGCCGAGTCGATCCGTCATGCTGGCGCGAAGCACGCGCGGGAACACCACACCTGGCGAGCGCGATTTGAGGCTGCATTCGAGGCGATGGGACTGCTATGACAGATGGCAACTTGGCGGCGGGCAATCAGCGCGACGCCTGGTATTGGCGCGATTACCAGGAATACAGAGCCAGCGCTACGGAACCAGTAGTGCCGACGCGTATCCTGGACGAGCGCACCGAGACGACGCCGGTAGACCCGTTTTACTTCTACCAGGACGTGTGGGCGGCGGAACGGGTGCTGCGATTGCGCCCAAAATGGTTGCTGGACATAGGAGGCAGACCATTGCTGCTGGGAATGCTCTCGCTGTTTGTGCCGGTCACGTCTGTAGACCTGCGCTCATTGCCAGTATCGCTGCCGAATCTGACCTGTCGGCGGGGCGACATAACCGCACTGCCATATGAGAACGATAGCGTGCCCATGGCGAGTTGTCTCAGCGTTATCGAGCATATCGGATTGGGGCGCTACGGCGACGCGATTGATCCGCACGGCAGTGAGCGGGCGTGTCGCGAGTTGCAGCGCGTGCTACAGCCCGGCGGCCACCTGCTCCTCAGCATGCCCGTGGCCGACGAGCCGGTGACGCTGTTCAATGTGCACAGACTATTGAGCCGCGAGCAGGTGCGCAGCTGGCTCGATGAGTGTGACCTAATAGGCGGTATTGAGGTGAGAAACGACAATATGACCGTTTGGTGCGTGGAGTTTGTGAAACATGGCAGCTGAGTCCCAAGAGATTCACGAATTCTTGATCTTGCTACGCAAAGCGCTTTTGATGATCGTGCGCTACATCGAAAAGAGGTATGGCGTCAAATAGGTGACGTGACAATGATATAGGCCGTGCGGCCTTAGAGCCGCCCAGCCCCGACCGATCGGCAGTACACAAGTCCTGCTGATTGAGCGGGGCTGTTTGTGTATAGGAGATAGCGATGCCCTGGAAAGCATTTCCGCGAGACGATGAATGGTGCGTGTACAGGATTGATGAGGATGGCGATGCCGTTGGCGAGACACTAGGCTGCCACGACAGCAAGGGAAAAGCGGAGCGACAAGTGGCGGCGCTCTACGCCAATGAGCCGGAGGCGCGGAGCAAGGCCATTATGAAACGCGAGTCAGATGGAGAGCATCCAGCCTCGCATTATCTAGTCGTGGAGGACCCAAAGTCGCCCAGCACCTGGCATCTGCGTGTGCGCGATGCGAGCGGCAAACTCGATCACCGTCTGATGGGTGCGGCATGGGCTGCGCTGCATGGCGGATATCGGGGCAATCGTTACGAGGGGCCAAAGAAACAAGAGGCCATATCGAAATTGCGCGCCCTGTACGAGCGAGAAGATATGCCAATACCTGGTGGCAAGGCGCTGATGGTCAAGGCCACAGACAACGGCTATACGCTCGGCGGCTGGGGCGTTATCTACGGAAGCGTAGACCTAGAGGGCGAGCGATTCGTGCCAGAGACCGATTTCTGGTTTGACAAACTAACGCGAACGCCGCCGGTACTGTACCAGCATGGTATGGACGCGAAAGCCGCGCGGCAGGTATTGGGCAAGGCGGTGGTCGATGAGCGTGACATCGGGGTTTGGGTAGAAACACAAATCGCGCTGTCGAATGAATATGCGGAGGCGATACGCCAATTGGCTGAGGAGGGACGGCTCGGCTGGTCCTCTGGTGCGGTAGGACATCTTGTAGAACGAGATGGGGCGACGATCACGTCGTGGCCTATCGCTGAGTTTAGTCTCACGCCGACGCCAGCCGAACCGCGCACATTGGGTGTGAGTGAATTGCGGGTACTGGCTGCCAGCGAGCCCGCGGTCAAGGCGTTGCTGCCAGAGGGTGATGGGAAATCACCGGCAGACGCGACCACGGCGAAACAGGCGGCCCAAACGATAAGCGTAACAGATAGGACACAGGAGATAGAGATGGTTGACAAGGAAACCAAACCAACGAAGCCACAGGGCCAAGAACAGCTTGACCCCGCCGTCTTCGCTGAGGCGGCAATGAACAAGTTTAGGGCATTGCTCGAAAATGAGCCGGCCCTCAGGAGGGCGTTTTACGATACCCCCACAGACCAAGATCACCCCGAGGTGAAATCGTTCGGGAACTGGCTCCTCGCGGTCCAGAACGGCGACGAAAAACGACTGAAATCGGTTTATGACTCACGGAAGGATTTGGCTGAGGGCGTCGGCAGTAGCGGGGGATATCTGGTACCGCCCGAATACTCGCAGGACATTCTGCGGTTGGCAACAGAGAGGTCTGTTGTGAGACCGCGCGCCAGGGTTATTCCGATGCGGGGACGCGAGTGGAACGTGCCGTCGCTGGACTACACCGGCAGTACGGCGGGCAAACCGCCACAACTCGCTGGCGTCGTAGCGACCTGGACAGAAGAGGGCGGCGAGAAAACCGAGACTGAACCCACGTTTCGTACGATCAAGCTGCTGTACCACGAGCTGTCGGGGTACACACAGGCCACGAATATGCTGAGGCAGGATGCCGGCCCGACACTCGAATCCACACTGCGGGAGCTGTTCGCAGATGCGGTCAGCTGGTACGAGGATTGGGCGTTTCTACGTGGCGACGGTGCGGGCAAACCACGATCTCGCTAACATGATGACGAAGTTTTTGAATAGGCCGAACGACGTTGGCCCATACGGGGGCGCCGTCTGGGTGATGCATCCTGAGATGCTGCCGTATCTGATTGCGCTGGCTGACGGCGCGGCCAATACGAACAACATCATCTGGATTCAGGGCGCGAGCCAGAAACAACCGGCGACCCTGTTCGGCATTCCGATCGTCTGGACAGAGAAAATGCCCAGAATCCCGCAGGCGGCCGCGGCTGCGAACAAGGGGGGCATCTTGCTTGCTGATTTCAGCTACTATCTGATTGGCACACGCAATCAGCTCGCGATTGATTTCAGTGAGCATTATGCATTCACCGAGAACAAGGGAACTTGGAGATTTTGCGACTATGTGGATGGCCAGCCCTGGTTGACGCAGGCAGTGTATCGTGCGGACGGTAGCAATACCTGCTCGCCGTTCGTGACGCTGAGCGGCGCATAGGTAGGAGGAATAACAATGGAACGACTGACAGAACGAATCAAAATCGTTGATACCGTTACCACGAGTAAATGTCTGACGTCGGGATCGAAGATGACCAGTACGATCGACATGGCGTTGTTCCGGCGCATGATGGTAATTGCGCAGGCGTTGGGTACGAACGCAACGACCACGGTACCACACGCTACGATCAAAATTCTTGATAGCACGGCGAAAGGGACAGCGACGGGCACGGCGATCGTGACCAATACGATCATGTGTCAAACGGCTGGCTTCGCACGTACCAAGATTTTTGAGGTAACAAGCGATCAGCTTGGGAAGAACGTTAGTAGTGGCGAGCTGACCACACGAGGGCGCTATGCGCGCGTGCGGGCCGTATATGGCACACGCGCTACGCAGGTATCTCTCGTGCTGATCGGGGCGGACCCGCGGTTTGGGCCACAGTCCAATACCGTGACCACCACAGCGGCGAGTTGATAGTCGATAGCGGGGACAGGGCGGGTGCTCGTGACCCGCCCATAGCCCCAGGAGAGATGTTATGACGCTAGATTT